AGGCAACACAAAAGATGGGGAACTATATACATGACTACCTACGCTTCCGTTTGGCGTTCTGAGCGCGTCTTTTTCGACGCTTCGCGGCTTTGGTCTTTGGCTTCGGCTTGTAGGCCAGCACCACGTCCGCGATTGCATCCAATTCAAGAGGCGTTTTCACGCTATTACCTCTGAAAGTCTCGTCAATCTCCACTATGCCGCGCAGTTTGTCGGAGTTTTGGCTGCAAGCCTCGCGGAGCCGTTGGAGCATGAACCAAGCCGATTTCTGAGTGACGCCAATCTCTTTTGACAATTGCAGGGACGAAATGCCCTTGCGCGACGTGACAACCAGATACATCGCATAAACCCACTTGTGAAGCGGAACGTGCGACCGCTCAAAAATCGTCTTGGTACGCACGGTAAAGTCCAATTTGCAGGGGTTAGGGAGTGAAGTATATAGTTCCCCTTTGTTTACTTAAGGGACTTAACCGACGAAGCGGGAGCTCATCACTGCTACGCCCTATATTTGCTTGGCACTCACTGAATCTTCTTGACAGCACTAAAGGACTTACCTTACTGTGTTTCCGTTAGTGCGGTTTCGCCCGATCCCCCGTCGCAGATTCAGGGGCTATTTCTGCTTTAGCTATTCCCATCTCTTGGCAAAGACAGTCACCGTAACCACTCGCCGCGGTACTCAATACCACATCAAGAAATCAGAGGCTGCGCGCCTTCGAGCAGAAGGCCGGGCTGATTACCTCAATGCTGATCACACCATGATGGTCGAGACTGGCGTAACTCGTTTCGATACCTGCTGGCAACGCAAGCGCAGCCCCAATAGACCGTGGGGTGTTCCGGTGCTCCAATACGTCCCATGAGAATCAAGCGCGTCATCCCTTTGATCTCTTTACCGCGGGAGGTGACCAGACAATCTGCCCCGAGCGTCGAGGTGGGTGCTAGGCTGGAATCGAAACGGGCACCGACTTTCCCCATGCGCCATGCCAAAAGCAGCAGAATACAGCCCTATTTACGCTCGCAGCGTGCTAGGATTGCTCGTTGTGGCTAAGAACAATGGCGGCAGACCACCCAAAACTGTTGATCGCTCTCGCGTGATAGACCTTGCCTCCAAAGGATTGACTAGAGAACAGATAGCGGCGATGTGCGAGATTTCCCCTGCAACTCTAAAGCGCCGATTTGATGAACTAATAAAAACAGGTCATGAATGGCGCAACGGATCGTTGATGCAGAAGCAGTTCGAAGTAGCGCAGTCTGGCAATCCTACAATGCTGATATGGCTGGGAAAGCAATACTTAGGGCAATCCGACAAGCAAGAGCTGACCGGCAAAGACGGCGCCCCGTTTCAGTTGTTTACCAACGTTCAGCTCCCCAATTCGGAGGCGAAGTGACCAAGGAGCGCATGTGTATTGAGGCTACCGAGGCCGCATTGAAGCGCGACGGCCTGACCGAATTCGAGTTTATGCAAGAAACCGCCAAAAATGAAAGTGGCTTGTTATCAACAGAAGTTACCACAAAACACGGCCTTAGTAACTTCGCTGCGTTTCAAACTGAATAAAAGTGAATGAGCGCGACAGTAACTAGCGGAGTCCAGCGCTTTGCGAAGGACGAATCACGCCGGCTGGTCTATCAAGCCTACCCGCATCAGCTAGCCTTCCACGGCTCGCCATTACGTCACAGGCTTCTAGGTGGAGCTGCCGGCCCGGGCAAGACATACGCGCTCATTATGGATCACCTGTTAGCCTGTTCGCAGTTCAGTTCCACCGATGGGCTGCAGGTGCATACACTGCTTTTACGCAGAACATATCCCAAGCTCTCATCTACGGTCATTACCCGGTTCAGGGAAAAGATTCCGAAAGAGTGCTATCAGAGCTTCAATGAGCAGAAGGGTGTAGTCACATGGCACAACGGCTCAACAACCCAGTTCGGGTCGATGCAGTACGAGCACGATGTTTGGGGCTGGCAGGGGCAGTGGTACAAGATTGGCTACGACGAGCTGACGGAGTTCACGTTCAGCCAGTGGAACAACATTTCAGCGTGGAACAGGTGTCCAGTCTCAGCGCACGCGACCAAAGACGGCGCGACGAACCCAATTGGTATAGGCGCACGTTGGGTGGAAGACTTGTTCGTGAAGAATCGACCATGCTCCGAGATGGACTCAAAGCAGAGGTCCGCATACCAATCGCAGGACTATGGCTACTTCCCTGCTACATACCAGGACAACCCCATCTATGCCAACGATCCGCGATACGTCGCGAACTTAGACGCCTATCAGGACGCGGTAAGCCGCGCTCTAAAGTTTGGTATCTGGGGCGTAGCGGGTGGCTATTTCGAAGGAGCATGGGACGAAGCATACAACGTCTACCCAGCAGCCTCGTTCGAGATGAAGCCGTGGTACAAACGATGGCTGGGCGGAGACTGGGGCTTTGAGCACAACTCGGCTATCCACTGGTTTTGCATGGATGATCGCGGGGTCGTGCGTATCTATCGTGAGTTTGTTGATAATCACCACACGCCGGAAGAGCTTGCCGAAGAGATTGCCCGACTCAGCAAGGACGAAAACGGAGCAACCGAGAAATATCAGTTCTTCAGCCTTTCCCACGACGCTTTCGCACAGCGACATGATACAAACCCTATCGGAGTGCGAATGGGCGATGTGCTCAAAAGGTTCGGCATAGTGCAGCCTGGCCCCTCGACAACTGACAAGATCGGCCGCGAGCAGATTCTCTATGACTTCCTCAAGGGACGCATCAAGACAGGCGTGGTCTTTAACGACCAAACGCAGACCGAAGAGCCTGTGAACGTAGCGCGTCTTCAAATAGCCGACTGCTGCCCGAATGCCATCAGCACGATTCCCAAAGCACCCCGAGACGAGAAGAACAGCGAGGAGATTGCAGGGTTCCTTGGAGATGACGCGCTCCAGTCAATTGGCTATGGCCTCTACCAGATGTTCGGGAAGCCGGCACAGAAGCCCTTGGACGTTCGCGTAACTGAACGAGTTGAGGCGCTGAATGTAGATATGAGCCAGAAGATGCTCCAGCGCGAGCGGATCATCAAGGAAGAGCAGAAGAAAGGCCCACATCCTATCCGGCTACGGAGGCCTACGCGATGGGCACGGAATTGATTACTCTGGGGAGAACTATCGGTCTTCCAAGGAAAACCAAGAGGATGGGCGAGTTTCGGTTTCTTAATCCCCTTCCCGCAGACCCGAACGCCGATATCAGTAAGACGTGGCTAAATGGGCAGATGGAGTTCTCCTGTCTGTCCTGCGATTTTAAGACAACCGAAATGGCAACACTTTTGGCACATGACCATAAAGCCGCTACTTAGACAAGAACTCCATGCCCTGCGTTGATATTCAGTTAAAAACAGGAGATGGCTTCATCTATCTCCATACTCACGACTGTCCTCAATGCGGAGCGGAGCACCGCTGTGGGCAGGGAGACTGTACGATGCGCGGCCTACCCAAGAAATGCAGCCCATGTCAATCCCGACTTGTCTGGATTGAATGGAAAATCTCACATAGTAAGGCTGGTCGCTATTATGAACCGCGATGCCCATGAATATAAAGCCAGTGCTTAGAGCTATCTACGAATCCCTGTTCCGCAGTCGCTACGTGATGTTTCTAGAATCAGAGAACCAGCGCCTGCTCGATGAGAATCGCAGCCTGGTCAACTCACTTCTGACCCACGCAGGAATGCCACAGATCGGACCTCGGCCAAGCAAGCCATCGCACGCAATCCAGGGGAAGTTGATGCCCAGCCAATGGCGCAGAGCAGCAGAATCTCAGGACAGAAAGATCATGGAGGAAATACATGCTAGACAGAATCTCGATTGATGGTTCGGTGGCTGTAACCACTGGGGCTTTAACGCTCACCAGTAGGATTTATGCTAATCCCGCGGCGCTGGCGGCTTTCAGCGCTATCACGGGGACTCCGGCCACAGTGACGATCACCTTGGGCTCAGGAAACAAGTATATGGACGTGGTTACGGTCATCACGCCCGACACCGCAGTTGGGATTGTGGCCGAGGGCAAGCGATTCGTAGCAGATCACTCAAGCGCGGGAGCGGGAACTCTACTCTAGGAGGCATCATGCCTGATTTGAGCACAGTACAATGCACGGTTGCGGCAAACGGGACTATCACCGTTGTCAGCAAGCACTTTATGAATCAAGCGCAGGTTGCAGCGGTTGCGGCCGGCGTGTCGACGAGCGTTTCCACGATCACGACCGGCACCGACTGGATTCAGGTCTCGACCGCGATTGTGAACACGACTCCGCAGACCCAAGCGGCTGCAGAGAGGAATACTTTTGTGGGCAGCAATCAGAACCCGCAGTATCGCGGAACGGTCACGGCCTAATGGCTCCGAAGCGCAAGGACGTAACTAAGGCGACGATCAAGAAACTGGAGAAGAGGCTTGCCCGCTAAATCGGTGGCGCAGCAACGCCTCATGCAGATCGCAGAGCACAACCCCTCTGCCGTCTATTCCAAGAACAAATCCGTGCTGAACATGACTAACGGGCAACTCCACGACTTCAGTGTTGGATCGGAATCTGGCAAGCCAATGTATGCGGGACAGAAAAAGAAGGTTAAATTCTAATGGCTAAGCTCACATCAGCAGAAAGAAACGCGCTCCCAAGTTCATCGTTTGCCGAGCCCGCCCAGCGTAAGTACCCGGTGAACGATCCATCCCATGCAAGAAACGCGCTCGCTCGCGTCTCGCAGCACGGCTCAAGCTCAGAGAAAGCGAAAGTGAGGGCTAAAGTGCATAGCAAATTCCCAGGAATCGGCAAGAAGGGCACCGGAAGCGTGATGGAGCACGCGCACGCTCACCACGGTAAGCATGAAGGCGATGGGCATCATGCCTCTACGCATCACGGTGGACATCAGACGGTCAACGTCCATCTACATATGGCTCCGAAGGGCAAAAACAAGAAATTCTCGCTGTAAATCGAGGCTAAATGGCTGTCACTGCGCTTGGCACTATACCCCTTGGAGAGAATCTTCCGGTCAGCATTGCCATCACCGCTACAGGTGTCACTAACTACGGCACTTTCTCGATAGAGAATTCACCCGATGCCCATGAGCACACCCTTGTTCTGTCTGTTGTCGGTGCCACTGCCCTCCCAACTACTTTGACGGTCGATCTAGAGGCTTCTTCGGACGGCGGGACGACTTGGGGTAAATACTCTACGAACACATCACTTGCGCTGGTCGCTACCACAGCATTCGTGGCGACGGTCGTTCTCCACGTTGTTTCTGGATTGCTATACAGGCTCAATCCAACAGCCTATACGGCAGGAAGCTCCACGGGAGCGACTGTCTATGGAGTTGCTTGCTAGATGCCGGGAGCGATAACGACTTACGCGGTGGACAATACCGCTCCGGTGAACGTCGTTGCGGTTCAATCGTGCGACCGTATCGAAGTACGTGAGAACGTAGATATGGAAGGTTCTCTTCCTACGACTGCCCTAAAGCAGTTCAAGCCTGCCGGAAGTTCGCAGTATGCTCTTATTCCGCAAGGAACAGCCGCTGTGTTTGAGGATTTCGTTGTTTACAACCCCGGTCAAATCGTAGGGCAGATTCAGACTGTTTCAGGTTCTATTACTGTCGTCCAGGTTGAAACCGGAAAGGGATCGCGGGGTTGAGACACGTCCTAAGCGAAGACCATAAGCAATACCTTAGGGGCTTAGGTATATGCGAAATACCGGACCACATTGAAATGGACGATTCAGAGTATGGAACCGTCTGTAAGAATTGGCAGAGAGCACGTCCCGAGGCCAGCGAAGAAGAAGTGCATAAATTAGTTCTGGGACATGCCGCATGGAAGCGTCATTCAATTGCAAAGCGCCAGAAGGAAACCATGTCCGCACCTAATACTGCTCTTTTTATGCCCACGCAGCAAAGGGCTCCATGGGAGTTGAGGGCTATAGCTTTCATTCTGGCTATCATACTTCTTGTTCTGCTGGTCGCAGTAATCACCAAGGCCGCGCCAGACCCACCACTGCCGTTGCCATTCAACCGAGTAATGATGATGCCGCAAGTGGGCACTGTTCCAATTCCCCTTCCCGTTCGCGGAAGTGGATCGGCCAATCCGGTGTATGTCATCTGCTCTTCAGGTTGCTCTGCTGGCGGTTCATTCGCCGACAACTCAGCATTCACTGTAGGTACGACGCCCGGTTCTATTCTGTTTGGCTACTATACGACTGGCGGGGCACCCACCCTAACCAATGGTAGCGCAGCGCGGGCACGGATTGATGCAAGCAGCTACCTCTATGTAGATTGCGCTACGGGGTGTTCCAGCTCTTCATTTCAGGACAATTCGTCTTTCACGGCGGGAACCACTTCAATAGGGATCACCGGAGGATGGTACGCAGCTAGCCCAACGGCATGTACTTCAGGAAACGCTTGTGCACCATCTATGACAAGCGACCGGAAGATGTTCGTGCAATCCTTTCAAGGAACAAGTCCCTGGGTGGTATCTAATGGGGGGACGTTTGCAGTTCAAGCTGCACAATCCGGAACTTGGACGGTAACAGGGGCCGGTGGAACTTTTCCAGTCACGGGAACTGTCACAGCCAACGCTGGAACCAATCTGAATACTTCAGCACTCCAGCTCGACACCACGGGGGCATCCCTCAATCTAGCACAGGCCAGTACTACCTCGGGGCAAACTGGTCCACTCGTTCAAGGTGCCACAACAACTTCAGCCCCGACGTACACGACAGCCAAAACAAACCCACTTTCCCTTGATACCGCTGGCAATTTGCGAGTCACAAATACCACGGCCATTCCGGCTGGCACTAACGTCATCGGGCATGTAATCGCAGATAGCGGATCGACAACTGCCGTGACGCAGGCGACGGCAGCAAACCTGAATGCCACGGTGGTTGGTGCTGGCACCGCCGGAAGCGCGAATGCCGGTGTTGTGACGGTCCAGGGAATTGCGAGCATGACGAAACTGCTTGTGACTCCCGATTCGGTTGCTCTACCGGCCAATCAGAGCGTCAATGTTTCGCAATTGAATGGGACCACGACAGACACGAACTCCGGCAACAAGTCTGCCGGTACGCTTCGGGTGGTTCTGGCGACAGACCAGCCACAGCTAACGAATAAGCTATTGGTAACCCCAGACGCAAATAGCTCCGTAAACCTATCACAGGTGAATGCACATACCGTGATTGAGGCCGGCGTAAACGGTTCGCAGGCCGTAGGCGGATGCGTAGCAACCAATACAGCCACTCCCTGCAATCCCATGAACCTCGGGGCTCAGGCGGTCAGCTCTGAAAATAGCGCTGCTACCACAGCCAGAGAAGTGCAGCTTGTGGCCGACCTTGTAGGAAAACTGATTGTTCTTCCTTACGCAAATCCAGAGAACTTTGAGACGGGCGTCACAGCGGTAATTACCGATACAACCTCCACGGCGGTCATTGCTTCGGCGGGAGGTTCGCTCCGGAACTACATTACCTCCTGCAAGGTGACGAATAGCCATGCGACGGTGGGAACATTTGTAAAGATTCTGGATGGCGCGACAATTATTGATGAGGGTTATGCAGCCCCTGCGGGCGGTGGGTGGAGCACAACTTATACTGTTCCCTTGCGTGGAACCGCCGCAACTGCCGTGAATGCCCAAGCCGTAACGACAGGGGCCAATTTCATCGTTAGCTGTCAGGGGTATAAGGGTGTTTAAGCGCCTATTGCCATTCCTGCTTCTGATGGCTCCGCAGGCGCAGGCGGCTATTTCTGTTGTTCAGTGTAATTCGGGGCACACTGCGGCCAATAATCAAAGCGTGACACTCAATGGCGTGGCAGCGGGGAACGCTCTTTGGCTCGCGGCGACATGCAATGCCGCCGGTAATTCTGATTTTATATTCACAGGTGCGACCTTTACGCGTCTCGTCACACAGAGCCAGTCAAACTTCCAACTCCAGCAATGGGAAGCCCTGAACCAGTCATCTGGAAATTACACCATCAATGGGTCTCTGACTGGATGCTCGCAGTTTTCAATGGCGTTGTGCGAGGTTTCCGGCCTATCCAACAGTGGGCAGCCCGATGGTACGAACAATTCCGGTTCAGTTCAGACGAATCCACCCATCAACTCGGGATCACTTACCAATACGGCGGCAAATGTTATCTTCCTGACCGCAGTAGCTGCATACGTTCCAGCTGGATCGAACAACTGGACAGTTCCGACCGGCTACACCATCCCGACAAACGGCAATGTGGTAGATGGGTATTTGGCCGTTGCGTACAATATAGTCTCTTCAACTGGAGCACAGAATCCGCAGTGGACGACTGGTACTGGCCCACAATTCCTGTACGCCGACATTGTGTCGCTGAAGGCTGCCAGTGGGGGAACCACCAAGCTTTGCACTATTCCATTACTGGCGACGGGACCTTGCTGAAGTGAGTAGCATTCCTCCTGTCCAACCTGAAGTGCAAGACACGCAAATGCAACAAGCCCAAGCTGCGCCTAATCCTTACGTCGAAGATGCAACGCAGCCACTCGGGGACAACTTCGAGAACCTATCAAAGCGCCTGCAAATAGCCATGTGGAATCTATTGATGGAGCAGGAACGTGAGGACGAGATACCGAGGCGCAATGAGGTTTTGGAGATTCTTCAGCGCAAGCTGTACTTCAGGGGGGAGCAGTATTGGTGGTACTCGGATTCTCAGGGTCAGTGGTTTCCGCCAACAGTCGCTCCTGCAAACGCCCCGGAGAATTGGTCATCTCCTGAGTTTCAGTACGCAACGAACATCATTAGGGCTTTTGCCGAGAGCCTTCAGTCGGTCTTAAGCCAGGACAACACCTCAGCGCGATTCTGGCCCGAGACGCCTTCTGACCCCAACGACATAGAGACGGCAAAGCAGGCAAGCAAGGCAGTCGATTTGATACACCGTAAGAACGATTGGCAAAACCTGATTGATAGCGCCACGTATTACATGAACACAGACGGATTCCTTGGCGGTTACGTTCGCCACGTCACTGACGCCGAGCGCTACGGATCAGACGAGATGGACGTTTATGGGGAAAGCCAGGTAGAAGTGGCTCCTGCAACGGTTGAGTGCCCATGCGGATTCCAGCAGGAAGGCACGACAGACACGCAGCCTGTGTGTCCCAATTGCGGGGAAGCAACCCAAGACGTTCCTCCCGTAATGGCTACCGTTCCGCAGCACTTGGGAACCATTCAGATTCCCAAAGGGCAGACCTGCATCTCAATTGTTCCAGCCCTGAACCTCAAGCGCACGATGTGGGCCGACAATCAGAGTGATTTCCTGTATCTGGAGTGGATTTTCGACCAGCACAAAGCAAAAGCTATGTCGCTCTATCCCTCCAAGGCGCAGAAGATCATGTTTTCTGCAGGGAGTTACGGGGATGGTGGGACAGCCAACAGTTACGAGCGAATTGCCCGAAGGCTCCTCTACTTGGGGACTGGGCGACACACGGGAATGGTTCTCAAGGATTTGGGGATCGTTCGCCGGGCTTGGCTGAGGCCGTGTTTGTTTGAAGCGCTCACCGATGACTTCGTAAAAACAGCCTTCAAGACACTTTATCCCAAGGGTGCCTACGTTGTTTTCTATAACGACGTGTACTGTGAATCAAAGTCCGAGTGCATGGATGAATGCTGGGAAACCATGCAGACATGCGACGGTGAAGGGCAGGTTAGGCCCACCCTTATCAGTTCCATCATGCCGATTCAGGATCAGCTAAACGATTCGGTCAATCTCCTCTTCGAACAGAACATGAATGGAGTTCCTGAGGTGTTCGGGGATCAGAATACGATTGATTTCGAGGCACGGGATGCACAGATAGCAGCTCCTGGGAACATGACGCCCATCGATCTTCCTGCGGGTCAGGATATCAGGCAGAAAGTTCTATTTTCTACCGCCGTTGAGCCTTCCGTTGCCCTTCAGAAGTACATGACGGACTTAATGGGGCCGATTGCTCAGTTTCTTACAGGCGTGTTTCCTGCCTTGTTCGGTGGAGACACCGGATCAAACGATACAGCCTCAGGCATTGCCATCCAGAGGAATCAAGCCCTCGGGAGAATTGGCAGGGCGTGGCGCAGGCTTCAGCTCTTTTGCTGCAATCTTGACGGGAAGGCCATCAATTGCTTCCAGAAGAACATGACGGAAGATATTGAACTTCCCAAGGAAAATGAATCAGGGGACTATGAAAGCGATTACATCCGCATCGAGGACATGCAAGGGAAAGTAGTCGCTTATCCTGAGGTTGAGGCTCAGTATCCAACACTTCAAAGCGATGTGCGCGGACTGATTCTTTCACTTCTCAATGAAGGAAATCCCCTTTTCCTTGCTACAGCGCAGCAGGCCGAGAATATGGAATACATCTACCGGGAGATTGGGCTCTCGGATCTTGAGATTCCGGGCGAGGAGCAGCGCAGATATACCACTAAGGTCATTCAACAACTCTTGCAGGGGCAGCCAACTATTATCCACCCTCCTGCACAGCCGGATATTCCAGGGCAACCACCGCAACCTCCTCCACAGCCTCAGGCTATCCCAAGCATTCAGCCTGATCCGCTGATTGAAAATCTTCCTGTGGCATTGGAAACGGCAAAGCAGTGGTTGATCAGCGACGAAGGGCAGCAGGCTAAGACCCAGAATCCTGGGGGCTATCAAAACGTCTACGCCTACGCGAAGGCGTGCGACCAGCTAAACAAGCAGGCTCAGTTCCAGCAGGCAGTGGTAACGCAAGCGATGGCAGGACAAGGGCCAGGGGCGAATTTGACTGGAGACGATCAAATACAGTCTCCGCAGGTAAAACATCCCCCAGAAGGTTCGGCGGGGAATGGTCCTAGCCCTGCATCAGCTTCCGGTGAATAGAGCTATGACACTCCTGGCAGAACCATACGATATCAAATCGATGCTCATATTCGTATCCGCTGTAGTGGTGAGCTTGCAATTTCTTGGGGAGCCGACATCCGAAACCTGCGGGGCTTTCTTATTTTAGCATGAGAACTCCTATCGGTTCGCAACCGTTAACAGCGTAAAGGAGAAATATGGCAGAAAAAGTCGCAACGCAAGCTACAAGCGCGGTAGCTGAACCAGAACAGGTCGCATCGCCAACGACCGCCACGGCTGAAGAGGTTGTCCTTGAACCTCAAACTGCGGAAGCGCAGCCTGCGGAAACGCAGGAACAACTTTCAACCGAGGTAGAAACAGAGGAAGAGCAAGAGACAAATCTGGAGGAAGTCCCTGAAACCAGCGGAGATTTTGCTAAGTACAAGGATTTGTTCAAAGCAAATCCAGAGCTACGCAAGATCATCGGAAGAGAGCAAGCCTTCTCCGATATCGCTCCGAATGGTTCTTTTCAGGAACTCAAGGCCATCGTGGAACGTGTTCCGAGCGTTTCCGATGCCGAGACGCTTGCCAATGCTGCGAGAAGCCTAGAAGACTTAGGCCGCACCTACCGTACCGATCCTGCGGGGTTCGTTGAAAGCCTGCGGGAGAATGACGGGCTGGCCTTTCAGCAACTGGCCAAGCAGCTTCCAGAGATTCTGGCTTCCACCGACCCATCACTATACAGCGAGCAGGCGCGCTATTACTCCAACGCCGTGCTCGATAATCTCTTCGCGGCAGCGCAACGCTCGGGGAATCAGGATGCCATCACGTCGCTCCAAAATGTCGCCGCAATGCTGGGCGCGCAGCTTGGAATGCCGAGAATCCAAGGTCCCGATAATTCCGAAGTTGCCAAGCTAAGGAGACAACTCGAAGAGCGTGACCAGGCCGATAAGCAATCCAAGGCTTCCAGCTTTTGGGAGTCTGCCACGAACGAACATTTCGAGACTTCGACCTCCGAAATCGAAGCCCTCATCAAGAAGTCAATTCCCGACGTGAACCCGGCCACTCTCAAGCGCATGGGATCGGAAGTATGGGAGACGGTTAACGCACGTCTCGCCCAGCAACCGCAAACAATGGCTGAGTTGGAGCGTCTCAAGCGGGACGTTCATAACGGACGGATGGGGCACGCGGAATACAAGGCCATCGTTGATTTCTCGATGAAACGAACACGTCAGTTGATTCCGCTGGTGTGGAAGGAAGTGTCGGCGGAATGGTCCAAGGAAATTCTCAGAGTCAACAAAGAACAAATCGACAAACGGAAAGCAATCGCCGGAAAGACAAGGGAGATCACCGCGCCAGCGGTTACGCAAGCACCTGCCGGCACACGGAATCCGGTTCCTCCGAAGGTTCCAGGGGGCATAAGGGGAATTTTGACCAAGCTCGCTACTGGAACTTATCAGGCACCGTCTCGCTAGTCACCGGGATGCCTTTCCACAAGGAGAAATAGGAAATGGCTACAGTTGAAGCAAACGTTACCCCTCTTGAGAAAGAACTTATCATCTACGAGAAGGGCATCCCTGAATTGCTGGAAGTGGACACTCCGCTTCTGTCCATGATGGACAAAGAGGAATCCGATCCGGCATCCAATCGTCCAACCCGTATTCCTCTTTTGACCGCCATCCAGGGCACTTTCCAGCAGACCACCATTGACGGTGGGAACCTGGGCGCGACCTCTGGACCTGTGTGGAACGTGGCGACTCTTGCCCCGTACTACTACACGGGCGGTTACAGCTACACGACCCTTGCGAAATATGCCACCACAGGAATGGCTCGCGGCGTCAAGTCGGTGACGGGTGAAGTCATGCGCCTCTCGATTGAGCAGTATCGGGCAGCGCAGGACATGCTGATGAACACGGCCGGCAACGGAGTCGTCGGCACGATCACCAGTGTATCGACCACCACGCTGACCAACGACACTTACACGCTGACCACGGACGGTTTCAAGGAAGAACTGTTCTACATCGGGCAGAACATTCAGGTGTACTCCTCGAACCTCGTGACCAACCGCGGAACGGCCAACGTCATCGCCATCAACCGCGTCACTCACGTTATTCAGGTCAGCGCCACAATTGGCAGCGTTACCGCTACCGATGTCATCGTTATCGGAGGACTTTCGGGAACGCTGACGATCCAGTCGTCTCTGTTCGGCATCCAGTATCACCAGTCCGATGCGACATCGGGCTTGTGGCTCAACCTGAACCGCGCCACGATTTCAAATATCGTGACGCCTTCGGTCAACGCTGCGAGTTCGACGCTCGTACAGTCCTTCATCCGGGCTGCGCTCAACCGCATCCGCATGAACCTTGGAGATACATTCTTCCGCTCCGAGGAAAACAAGCTGGTTGCCTACATGCATCCGGCCCAGGCGGACTCCTACGAAGGCTTGGCAATCACCATCAGCCAAATCTTCAAGAAGCCTTCCGGCTCAGAAGCAGTCGATCTGATGTTCGGGAACGAAGACAACATGACCATGAGCAATGTGCCCGTCCGCCAGTCGATTCACCAGGACCGGACCCGCATTGACTTCCTGAGCATGGGCTTCTGGGGCCGCATCGTCGGCACCGACACCGGCTTCTATCGCGTTGGGGATCGTATCCTGTTCCCGGCGTATGGAACCGATGGTGTCAGCTTGGTCTCACAAGAATTTTTCTATATCGTGAGCGGCGTCCAGATTTTCAACAGGAACCCGTTGTCAGGATCGTATATTAAATCGTTGCTAGTTCCGGCTGGCAGCATTTACTAGACGATTAATAAAGACGCAAGCATCAAGAGCATTCTTCTTGGTGTTGCAATCCGAGCAGGCGGGGACAACGTTTTCAATATTGTCTCCGCCCTGCTTAGAAAGAGGGACGTAGGGCCTGCA